TGGGGCGGTAAACCATCTGGTAGAGCGGCCCAACTTTCGAGTTAACCGGACCGGGCGCTTGCGCACGGGTCCGGGTTGAACGAGCGGTTAGGACGCCCTGGAGCGAACCAAAATGGCCAAGACAAGAACGAAAAAAGAAGAACCGAGAGAGCCCCCGCCGCCCCCGGCGAAGCTGCCATTCATTCTTTGCGAACTCCAGGAACGGCTGCTGGACGCATGGAACGCCTACACCAAGGACGAGCCCAGGGCGACCGTGATCGGCCTGCTGCGCGACTGCATCAACATGGCCAACGATCTCCAGCATTGGGCTGATGAGCAGGCCGCCGAGCGCCACCAATTCAGGAAAGATCTTCTCGCCTTCGCTGAACGCATCAGGAGGATGCCTTGAAGCACTATCCTTTTCACGACTACACCTCGACCAAGGCAATCCGGAAGGCCGCCACCGCTGGGGATGTTGACGCCGCCTTTCGCCACGGGCAGGCCGTCGCCATCGCCCGGTGCCTGACGCAACTGCTGCGGCCCAATAGCGCCGAGCAGATCCGCACCCTGCCCATTCTCGGCATCAAGGAATGGGCGCCCTAACGCCCCGAGCTAACCCGGGCCGCGCTTGCGCGGGTCCGAGCGAAGCGGGGTTGAGCGAGATGGTTAGGGCGATCAATGGAGGAACCATGGAAATCACACTGAAAGATGGTGGAACGCTGGGTATCGGGTCGATGCCTGGAAGGAAGAAAAAGGCACTCTACCGGATGCATGGATGCCGGGTTGACCCCATCGCCTACTTCTCTACAGACGAAGACGCCGAATGGGTCGAGCGGTTCCTTTCGCAAATCTGCGACCTGGCCAACAAGGCACCGCGGAAGCCCTAACGCCCGCCCTTAACCGGCCCCAGCGCAGGCCGGACCTATCAGAAACCGAATCGCACCCGCGCTGGGGTCCGAGTTGAAGGGCCTGGTTGAGCGCGACCAATGGAGGAACCAATGAAGTGCCAGAACTGCGGGCAAGAAGTGAACCCGAAACTCTCGCTGAAGGAATACGAGGCGCGGGCCGTTCCGCGCCTTGAGAGCATTGATCATCTCGCCGGCAAGATCAATTTCGCTACCGACTGGAAACACACTCCCGAGGGCGAGCGGTACGAACGGCTGATGAGAGAGCAGATGGCCGACGAGGTTGCCGCTGGGTTGTAGCGCCCAACGCCAAGCTAACCAGCCCCGGCGCTGGATTAGCGACGAAGAAACCACAACCATCAGGCGCCGGGGTCTGAGTTGAGCGCTCGGTTGAGCGCGTGGAGTGAACAATGAGTGACAGCAATTCAACGGTTTCGGCGGGCATTGGTTTCGGGAGCGCCCTCGCCATTACTATCTCTTGGAGTGTGAACCACGGGATTTTGTGGGCTATCTTGCATGGCATTTTTGGATGGTTGTATGTCGTCTACTACGCGATCTGGGGGCGGTAGCGCCCAACTTTGTATTGGACGAGATCACCGCATTCCCCGCCAGTTCGCCTAATCAGCCCACCCCACCCGTAACTGCTGACGCTACCGTGGGCATCCGAATCGAATAGGCAGACCGGAAAACACCGGATCACCCAACCCCCCAGAGGAGCCATGAGGACCCGAGAGAAGAACTTCGTTGATGTCGAAAAGCTGCGGACTATTTACAGCTTTCAGATCAAGTGGAAAGGCAAGTGGGTTTTCCCTGGGAAGAACGGGGAGATCCAGAAGTTTGAAACCCGCGAAGCCTGCGACCAAGCCCGGCAGCTTTACCGCCAGCGCAAAGACCTCTTACCCGGAACCACCCAGGAGCCCCAATGACCGACGACCCGAAAGCCCTGGTGCCGCCCATGCCGGGTGATCCCGAAGCCATCGACAAAGACCTGACGATCACAGCCCTCAAGGCCCGTGTCGCAACCCTGGAGGATGGGTCGTTCTTCAAGCGGCAAGGCGCTATCTTGGTGGCCCACCGGACGGAACGCAACGAAGCCCGTGCCGCCCTCGCCTCCACCGCCCAGGCCGCAGACGAGGCGGAGCGGAGGATCCGGGAGGATGAGCGGAGACGATACCGCCCGTATCTACATCACCTCGGCAATTGCCACGCAAAACGCTGGCCCGCTGGTGAATGTAATTGCGGGCTCAAAGCCGCCACCCTCGGCACGGAGAGCGGGGAGGCCGCGTGATTCCTGTCAAGTGGCAGGCCCTGTCTGACTTCTTCAAGCAGAAGAGGGGCGAGGGCATGTCCTACCACACCATCCAGGCGTGGATGGCCCTTGGGATGCCCCACCAGCGCCCCAGCAAGCACCGCCTCTGGTTCGACCCGGAGGCCTGCTGGGGGTGGTATCTTGAGCGGTTCACCGTGGAGCGGGCGGGATGAAGTTCTGGCGAGGCAAGGACGGCATCTGGAGGGTGCGGGACACCATCCCATGCCTGCCAGCCCAGTGCGATGCCTGCAAGGCCGGGAAGTCGCACAAGAAGCACTCCAGGCGGTTCCAGAAAAGCCTGGGCAAGGTGAAGGGTGAAGCCGAGGCCCTGGCCCTGGAGGTGGTCCAGAAAGAGAAGGACCGGGGCAGGGGGGTCGAGCCGATCCCGACCCTCGGCAAGGCCGTGCTGCGCTGGCTGGCGTCCCACAAGGTGGGCACGAACCGAGACAACAGCGAGGTGAGCTGGGGGCACTGGCGGAACATCGAGGAATTCGGGCGCTGCTACCTCTACGGCATGGAGGACATGCCGATGGACCGGATCACCAACGAGGTAGTGCAGTTGGCCCGCGGTCGGCACCTCAATGGGCGCACCGGGGCCAGCGCGGACCTCTGGCTCCGGAACCTCAACCTAGTCGGGAACTGGGCCGTGGGCGCCAAACTCGTCCCGGCCCGGCCCTGGAAGGTGAAATTCATCGACCCGCCCAAGGCCCGGAGGCCGACCCTACCCATGTCCATGGTCGCCGCCTACGTTAACGCAGCCCTGGAGGTCAGCTACGTCACCAAGCGGTGGAAGGCTGAGGGCGCCGAGGTCCGCTATGCTCGGAACGAGCAGGTGAAAACGGCCCTCTACCTGATGTTCGGCCTGCTGCTGCGCGAGGGCGAGGTCCTGGGTTTCCGCTGGGAGTGGCTGGACCTGGAGAACGAAACCTACTGGCCCGGCTTTGCCAAGGGGAAGGATCTGAAGCCCGTCCCGATGCCCCAGTGGCTGGTGGCCTTCCTGAAGGTCCTGAAGGGCGATCAGCCACGCTTGGGGCTCATCATCCCCAACGATGACGGCGGACGCCATGGTCCCGGATTCACGCGCAAGGCAATGGCCGCTGCCAACCGGAAGCTCGGGGTCAAGGGGATCAGCCCCCACCGGATCCGCGGGACTCTGATGACCCAGCTCTTCCGCCAGGGCGCCCCGCCCAAGGAGGTCCAGACCATCGGTCGGCATGAGGAACTGGAGACAACGATGATCTACTACGAGGAGGACCTAGAGATCGCCCGCCGCCACATGAACGAACTCGGTGATACGATGGGACTGGCCTGAAAACACTGGCGCAGAATCGGCACACCATCTGCGCAAACCCGCACCACCCCTGGATTTTTACAAGACTACGAATCTGAGGGTCGGGCGTTCGAATCGCTCCGGGACCACCAAAGAAAAGCCCCATTCTACGGGGCTTTTCGCATATTTGGACTTGGTGACACTGCGCGATTCTATTGCTATCCGTTGCCCGTAAGTGTTGACCGTAGCGCACTGATTTTTTGAAGTGGCGCAAAATTGGCACGATTGTTCTACGCCATGTTCCACGGTTTTCACACTCGCTTGCACACCGGCTGCACAGGGTTAATCCACTGGGTAACTGATGGTCCCCCGGATCTCCATCCCATTCGATAGGTTACCCACGGGAAGTTCGGTCTCCGTGGTGGGGTGGGCCTGCCGGATGAAGATCACAGTCGGGTCAACGGCGCCGGAAACCTCACCGTAAAGGTTGGTGCAGGATGCGGATAGGGAAATACCAGTCTTCTTTCCGATCACCCCTGTGTGGAATTTTCCATTGATCGACAGGGGCGCATTGGGTGGCAGGGTGATGCAAGTTGCTCCCGCCATGGTGCCCCCAACAGTGGCTACAACCAACCGGAAGGCATAGGTGCAGATCTTCCCACTGATGGTGTAGCTGCCCTCCTGGGTGGTGTAGGTATGAGTCCCGGCCGTGCCCGAGCCCTTCATTGTTGGTGTGCAACTACGCCAAGGCGAAGGGGCTGCCATGCGGACGGCATTGGTCCCAGCGGTGACCATGTTGGGCTGGAGGTAGCGTTTGATCTGCGCCTGGATGGCGGTAGCGATCTTCGCGTGCCCGATGTCGGAGGGATGGATGTTATCTGTGGCTACGTCGCTGGTGTTGGGGTCGTAGTAGCTGGTGGCGTCGATATACATCACCTGGAGCCCGTCTGCCGCGAGATCTGAGGCAACACCCTCAGCCATCTTGCAGAAAGCCGCTGTAACGGGGTCAGAGGCGTGATTGTAGGGAGCGCCACCAGCCGCGCCCGTGGCATTCATGCGGAGGGTATTGGTGAGGAAGACCCTGGCAGAGGTATTCCCAACGGGCCCTGACCCAGCTACCCAATCAAGGTAGGTTGAAGTTGAACCCGAGGTCGCGTCCTTGCCCACGTTCTTGACCACCACATTGTGAGCACCATCCCCGAGACCGGGGATGCGGATGAGCATGGGGGTGTAGGTGATCGAACTGACGGAACCACCGTTCTGAACCGGCTGGTTCAGGTCGTAGGTTCCTTGGTCAACCCCGTCCACGACCACATTCAACAGGCCGCCCTGCCCAGCCTGCTGGATGGTGCAGATGTAGAGCACAGACCCCGAGATTTGGAAGCTGGCCGTGTCATTGAGCGTAATCGTGTATTTCCCGTAGCTCGTGACAGGGTTAGCCGACCAGGATCCTACATAAGTGATCCGTGCATCGTTGCCCTTGATCTTCTTGGAATCAGGAATGGCGAGATAGGCGCAGGCAGCGTAGAGCGCGTTTTGATAGGCGGCATAGTAGGACTTCGTTGTTCCGATGAATCGCAGGTCGTTGAACCCCGGCATGATGAAGGCGATCCCATCATCCGCCACGGGCTGGTTGTGGCACGGCACAATCCAGTCAGGGATTGATCCCCCTGAGATGGCGTTGTTTGAGAGTGTCCAGCCCATAGCTGTAGACAATAGATTAGCATAAGAATTCGCCGGGACACTAGTGCCCACACCGGCTGTAATACTATCTCCGTAGGCATAGACATTGGTTGTAGTTTTGCCGGTAGGAAGCCACGCGGTATCAATGGTCCCATCAGCTTTGGACTTGACGACACGGGAGGCCGCTGGGGTCACAGATCCACTATCGAGCGCCGCATTGTCTGCGAGGACCTTCCCCACGGACCCCGCTGGATAGGTCACGGCAGGGTTGTAGGCCACCAGCGCCGAGCCCTTGCCGGATGCCGTGGAGGCGAGATCGGTGAGCATCACCGCAAAGCTGGCGAGGTCCTGGACGTTGTCCTCCGGCCACCCCACCTGGTGCACATCGTTGACGTCGAACAAGTCGATCTTGTAGGCCAACCCCGCACCCAGCCGGAAGCTCGTGGCTCCGTTGGCGTCCAGGATGATCTCGGACCCGATGGGGGTCGCACCGTCCGCTGCGTAGACGGTCTGTGACGTGGTGGTCCCAGCCTCGTAGAACTTCACCTTCCCGCCCGGAAGCGGCACGCCCCCCACGAGGGGCTGGAATTTGATGGCAGGCGGCAGGGTCGCGGTCATGAGGATCTCCGTGGGGCCGGGGAAGCCGGCAAAGGAGTGGCTGGGGTCAGTCCTGGGGCTGGTCGAACTGGTAGGCGTTGGCGATGGGATCAGGGGTGGCGGCGCGGCTGAGCACTTTGGGCAGCTGGTTGTTCACCAGGTCCTGCATGACCTTGGAGCCCACGGGCAGCTCGGAGGCGGCCAGGAGGAGGCGTTTGCCGGCGGGGGTGGTGAGGAGGACCTTGGAAAACTTGGCCACACTCCATGCACCCGCCGCAGAGACGGGGCTGAATCGCCCCAACTCCAGGAGGCCCACACCTGTTCCCATCTGGGCCAGGCGGTTGCCGGTGGGCGGGTTCTCAGCAAACTGGCCGGCGCGTTCGACATGGCGCATCAGCTTGGCCAGGCCGTTAATCTCCCACTTGTCTTGTCCCTTGAAGGCAACACCAGTGGCCTCACCCATCTTCTCAAGGTAACCTGCGAACTTTGCCGGGCTGAAGACTGCGGACTGGTCACCACGCCCTGGATTTGTGGCCTGCTCCAGGGCGTTCTGCACCAGGCCGTAGCGCACGGCCGCCTGGCCCTTGGGGTCGAGCGTGTTGTAGAAGTTCTCCGCGCGATCCCCGCGGCCTACCTTCATGAACTGCCCGAAGATCTCGTCGGGAGTGGCAGACTTCAGCGCCGTGGCCAGGGCGCGGTCCTTGTAGGGCACCACCTGGGTCTTGTAGATCCGGTCGGCTTCACGCCAGGCCGTGGCAAGCTCCGGGCCGTTGGTCTTTGCAAAGGTCCCCATGTCCTGCTCCACGGCGTCCTTGATACGCTGGAGCATGGCCGCCCCCTCCTTGCCCACCACGGCGTTCTTGCCATTGTAGTAGTCGGCGATTCGGTTGCCCAGCGTGGAACGGAGCTGGCGCATGCCGGCGAAGCTGGTGTCCACGGCGGACTGAGGCGGGAGGGCCGCACCCACGCCACCGGGAGCACCCACAGCCTGCGCTACTACACCCTCCGCCCCTTGGGCCGGCTGGCGGTTCAGGTTGGTGGAGAGCTTGTTCACGATGCCCAGCGTGGCCTCGTCAGGCAGGCCCGAGGCCGCCAGTTCGCGCTTGGCTTCCTCCAGGGCGCGCATGGTGTTGGTCAGGGGGACCTCGCCGTAATTGGCCGATAGCGCTTCCACCTTGTTGTAGGCGCTATCAGCCGAGAGCTTCCCCTGGAATACCTTCAGGTTGCCACTGGTCTGCATGATGCGGTTCCAGTCGGAACCCGCTGCGTCGATCTCGTTCAGTAGGGCCTGGGCACCCTTGCGGCCCGCCTTCGCGGCCTTCTGCACCTGGTCCAGGTTTGTCCAGCCCTGCGTGGTCATCTCCTTCAGGAGGTCCTTGGCGGTGTTGGTAGCTGCCGCCGCGGCTTTCGCGTCCTGTCCCTGGCGGAACGTGCCCATGCCAACGAGGGGCACATTTTCCAGGGCCACCTCGAGTTTCTTGGTGCCAGGCCCCCCGGTGGCGTCCCCCACGGTCGTGGGTACGCCGAACCTCTGGCCCAGTTGCTCGATCTCGGCGGCACCGGGCTTCATCACCCCCGCGGCCCAGTTGTAGGCCTTGCCCAGGGCGGGGAATACCACCTTCTCGGCGGCACCCTGCATCAGAGGCGCGGCAACAGCGGCTGCCGTGCCTGCCTTCGCTCGGTCCATGGGCGTGCCCGGGGTCGTGAGGTAGGTCGAAGCTCCGCCCACCACGGCGTTGGCCGCGGCCCGCTGGGCGAAGGGCGCGATGGTGGGTGCCATGGCCGAAGCGTCTGCAAAGACCGTGGGTGCCGCCTGGGGAGCCATGGCGGTCATGGCGGCGGCAGGCAGCATTTCGCCCGTGACCTGCGTGAACCCGGCGCCGGTCCCAGAGGTGTTCTTCACGGCTTGGCGGTAGCGTTCGCGGTCCTCCAGGGTCTTGATGAAGCTCAGGTACACCTTGTCGTTCAGCAGCCCCGTGGCGTTGCCCGCATCGGCGGCCAGCCCTGCCACGGCCTCACCGGGCCGCTGGAGGCCCGCCAGCAGGTTCCGGGTCCAGGACTTCAGCGCAGGGCCCCCGAGGCGTCCGCGGACGGCGCCGTAGGCCGAAGCGTCCTCGTCGCTGGCCGGGGCCCACACGCCAGTCTTCGGGTCGAAGGCGTGCCAGCCTTCCTGCCCCTTGAACCGCGAATCGTTGGCCTCCTTGATGTAGACAGCGCCATCAGGGCGCTGAACCGTCTGGCTACCGTTGGGCAGGGTGAAGGGCTTCAGGCTGTCTTGCCAGTTGGTAGGCTTCACTGCCTCCACAGGCTTTCCCTGCATCCATGCGGGCTGGTCCGCCGTGGCGTCCTGTGAAACCGGCTTTCCCTGCATCCAAAGAGGATCGGCCATCACTTCACCCTTTCAATCCCATCGGGGCCCTTGTAGTGCGCCCCGGGAGGGAGCGCGGTGAAGTCGCTGTCATCCTTCACGGTCCAGACCTTGCCGCTCTGGAGGCGGGGAGGCTGCGGCTTCGCCCCACCTCGAACCAGCACCTTTTCCTGGGCGGCCTTGGCCTCAGGGCTCAGCACCTCCAGGGGGGCACCGAAACGTCCCATGCCACGCTGGTACTGGTGCACCATCTCACCCTGCTTCCCCTGAAGAAGGGCTGTCACCTGTGCGAGGTTCGCCCGGCGGGCTTCCAGTGGCAGGTTGGGGTCCAGCAGCAGACGCATCTGGCGGATGCCTTCCTCTGTGCCTCCGCCTGACCGGTAGGCGGCCTCCAGCTCGTTCGCCAGGGTGGTCTGGGTGGTGTTCGCCCGGGCGATGTCCACGTTCCCAGCCGCCCCGCGGGCTTTGTTGATCACGGTGTTCAAGGGGCCCAGGCCCACATCCGGCACGCGCTCCAGAATGTCGCTGTACTCCGACAGGTGGCTCAGGGCCGTGCCGATCTTGTTCAGCGTCTGCGCCTCGGGCCCCGTGGTGAAGCGCTGGAAGGTGGTGGCTCGTTGCTTGTGGGTGTTGGCGTTGAAGGTGGGATCTTCCGCCAGCGCCAGTTTGTAACCTTGGGCCCGCGTTGGGTCCATCAGGTCCCGCCCCGATGGGTAGGGCACCTGCCCACCAAGGAGCGCGTTTTTGTAATTCTCAACGTCTCCTGTGCCGCCCCCGCCCATGCCCGCCATGACGGTCATCATGTTCGGCTGGATGGTGGTGGCCTTCTTGCGGGCGGCCGCCGCGTCGGAGGGGCTGATCAGCTTGTTCTGCTCGTCCTGGTTGATCTTGGCTAGGGCGTCCTGCGCCTTGAATCCCACGGGCGCACCCACAGTCTGCTGGCCGGTGATGTCCGTGGTGACGGGCACCATGGCACCGCTGCGCTCCACCACTTCGGGCTTGAGTGTCTTCAGCGCGGCGTCCACCGTGGCTGCCTTGGTGAGCACGGCCTTCCGGTTGTCCTGATTGAACTGGATGAACGGCTGGAGGCCCTGGGCGATGATCGGGTGATCGCGCATGACCACCTGCATGCCCTGGGCCCACTTCTCGGGCGTGTCCGCCCAGGCGGCCATCTTGCCGACATCCTCGTTGGCCGCCTGGATGGCCTCCCGGCGCTGCTTGTCCACCTTCCCCAGGGTCTCCTGGATGGTGGCGATCTCCTTCTGGGTGTCCATCTGCTGCTTCCGGATGCCCTGGGCCTGCTTGTAGAGCCCCTTCCCCTGCGCGAGGTCCGCCAGCTGGCCCAGGTCACCCCCGGCCTGCTGGGAGAGCGCACGCATGGCGTCGTCATCCTTCCGCGCCTGGGCCATGTCGCGCAGCTGGTAGCCCTTGGCCATGGAGCCCGCCACATCGATCTGCGGCACACGGTTCAAGATCGAGAAATCCATTCCCTCAAAAGCCATGCGTCACCCCTTGTATCCCTTGTAGGTCAGCCAGTTGTTGACGCCGCTGTTAAGCGCGGAGTTCCACCCTGCCGCGCCCGCCATGGCGGCGTTCCCGCCCACGGTGGCGGCGCCCATGAGGTTGTTGCCTTGGGTCGTGGCGTTCTGCTGGCCCAGCTGCGCCAGCTGGCCGTTGGCGGTCTGCCCGATGCCGGCCACGGCGGCCAGCTGGTTGAAGCGGGTGTTCCGGTTGGTCTGGAACCGGTTGAAGGCGTTGCCGTACTCCTGGGAGCCGAAGTCCTGCCCGTAGCGGGTGAGGGCCTTGAGCGTCCCCCCGCCCAGGAACCGGCCTCCCGCCGCTGCGCTGCGCTCCAAGGCCTTCTGGCCCTGCTGCATGCGGAAGTCGTAGCCCGGGTCGGCCTGGAAGTCGGCCATGCCGAAGTCCCGGCTCAGAGATCCGAAGTCGCCCATCTGGGTGTTGTAGGTGTTGCCCGGTGGAATGACACTGGCACCGCCGAGCGTCACTCCGTCGGCCCAGCTACCACCACTCGGCCCGGGGGCGCCCCCGTTCGAACTTGGCTCATCCATGGATTTCTGCAATGCCAAGCCAGGCATGCGCCGGCCGCCAATGTCCTCGAACCCCACCGCCCCACTGGGGGACCACTGGCCCGGCGTGGGGGCCGTGGCCCCGCCCGTCTGGCCCAGGGTCCGCAGCTGCCCCGTGGCTGGCGCGGTGGGGCCATAGCCGGGCAGGCCCAGCAGGTAGGACAGCTGGCCGATGGCGGAGCCCCCGGCGTTTCGCCAGGGCGCCATGTCCGTGCGGGTCTGCTGGAATTGAGAATCGCTGATGGCGTTGGCCGAGTTGGCAGCGTCCCGGGCCCCGGAAGCCGCGGTGCTGGCGGCCTTGTTGCTGAAATAGCCGCCGACGACGGCGCCGCCGACAATAGCAGTTGCTACGGCACTCATGCAAGCCTCCTTGCGACGGCGATGGATTGGCGATAATTCACGGTGATCTCCGCCCCTGGAGGGATTTCCCTCAGCGTCCTGAGGCAGATGCCTTCAGGGGCCTCGGCCATCTCCGCGTTGGGACAGGGGTCGTGGTTGGTGAAGCGCCCTAGCTGGGTACGCAGGATCCCAAGCCGGGCCGGGCCGAGCACCTCCCCGGCGGACCGCGGGCACAGGGTGAAGACGCCCAGCCCATGAATTCCCGAGGGCCGCACCTCCAAGCCCTGAAGGTCAACATCGACCCGGTCTTCCTCGCAGGTGACCTGCGCCTGCACCTGCTCCTCGGTCATGCCGAGTTCGGCCACCACGCATTCATAGTCCAGGTGAGCCTTGAGCTTACCCGTGGCAAAGTTGTGCGGGCTCCACGGGCTGGGCACAAGAATCTCATCTTCCAGCGTCTCCAGGTCGCGGTTGCATGTGGCATGCACCGTGATCCAGAGGGTGTCGGTGATGGCGCGGCCGATCTGCTTGGCTCCAGCCTTCCCGGGGAACCAGCATGGCCCCGTGACCCGTTTGAAGTCCCCACGCTCGGTGAGCACCTCGATCTCGCCGTAGAGCACGAAATTCAGGTCCGCATGCCGATGCACCTTCCCGGTGAGGCACGTCCCGGCCGGGATGAGGATCTCGCGCCCGTAGAGCCCGTCCGCGAAGTCATGCCGAATCGGGATCTCCACCTGTGGTAACTGCAACATCACGGACTCGGCCCCGTCGATCGCCTGGCGGATGGCCAGGACCGGCGGCGGCGTCAAGGGCCGGAAGGCGACGCGAGCTTCCATCAGAGGCTCACCCCCGACCCGTGGCAGGTGACCTTGGCGGCCACGTCCGAGAAGGCCGTGATGAAGTCTCCGGCCTGGAGAATGTGGCCTTCGGCCTCGAAAGCTTCGTAGGTGCTGCTCGCTGGGATGCTGACGGCCTTGGTGACCAGGTTCGAAGCGCTGGCGGATCCTCCACTGGCCACCAGGTGGATGGTCACCAGGCGGGTGCTGGAATCGTCGTTCGTGAAGGTGAGTTTCTTGATCAGCACCTTCTCGTTGGCCGGGCATGCGTAGAGCCCCGGCGTCGCCGCGGCGGCGTTGGGGAGCTGGGTGCCCTGGATGATCTTGCGAGGCTGGACGGCCATGGGTGCTCCTACAGGATTCGAACTGCCTTGAGGGCGTTCTCCACCTCGCCGAGGCGGGTGCGGAGGTTGTTGATCGTGGCGATGGCCGCGTCTCGGTTCGCGGCGGTGTCCCAGCCGCCGGCAGCGGTGCCGGTGCCTCCGGATGGCGCGGCAGCGGCTGGGGTGGTCAGTGCAACCTGGGGGTTCCAACCGCGGTCCTGGAGGCTCAGCACCAGACCGGTGAGGGCGTCCACCTGTTGGGCCAGCAGGGCCACACGGGCGTCAGGTTCCAGGCTCTGCATCCAGTCCGGGATTGAGTCCACGGGCCGGGGGGGTTGCGGAAGATCATCAAACTCGGTGAGGACGTCCATGTCACCGGCAGGCGTTGAGATCGCCCCGCCATTTCGCGCGTAGAGCCGGGTGATCCAGGCCATCCAGGTCTGGGAGACCCTGAACCCTGGGACGAAATCGACACCGAATGGCGGCGGCGGGAGCTGTGAAACCGCCGCAGCGGCACGAGCGGATTCATTGGCCGCCTGCGTCACTTGGGTGGCGACTGCAGCTGCAGAGCTCGTGGGCGTGGCCGCCACAGCCGGGTCCAGCGCCGGGGCGCCCCAGCCTCCACCGGGGTCTTCGTCACTGCGAACGAGGGGCCGCATCAGTACCTCCCGGCTTCGACATCGAGGTTGGCGCCCAGCAGAATGGTCTTCACGGGGTCCGTGCCCCGCACCTTGAACACCAGGTCCCTGCCAAACCCGAGGCGGCGCCAGGTGGCACGGTGGCGATACTGGCCGAGCCGCCCGGCAGAGACCCACATTTCAGGGCCCCAGGTGGCCCCGCCGTCCCTGGAAATCTGGAGCATGACCTGGGGATCCACGCCCTGGCCTACGCCATCTAGCCCCACGCCGGTCTCCATCTCCAACTCGAACTTGGATGGGAAGAGGTTCACGCCCTCCTTATTCAGGCGGGGCGCGGTGCGCTCCCACGCCAGGGGATCGCCGTCGTTGGAATAGGTCTCAGCATCCAGTTGGTAAATCCGGCCATCCGTAGCGTCCCCAGCCACCCACACGCCGTAGGCGTAGGTGCAGCAGGCCACCCGGGACGGGGTGTAGGCGCCGCTCACCAGCTCGGCCCGCTCGTGCCATTGGCTGGTGTTCAGGTCGTAGCACCAGGTGGTCTCCGCACCGGGTAGGGACAGGCAGTAGAAGGCATGCCCCCCCTCGACATGGGTCCAGGCGTAGGCTGCGGAGGTGTCCCCGGCCTCTTTGATCGCCCTCTCCACCGCGTGGTTCGAGATGCGCTGAGGCTGGAATCCGTTGGCCATGAGCACCTGGCCCTTGTCGCTCAGCCAGGCCACCGTGCCGGCGAACTTCTGCGCGGTGAAGGCCGCCGCGCAGCCGTGCTCGATAAAGCTCCCGTCGATGCGGCTGAAAGGGAAGTCGGCGTCGCCGGAGTTCCAGTAGACCTCCACGCTGCGGGTCCCGAAGACCCAGGCCTGTCGGTTGTTGGCCAGAACGCCCATGACGGGATCAGGAAGACCTTCTGCCACCCCGAAGTCCTGGCCATCCCAGGTGACGCCATCGTAGAGGCTGCTGATCTGGAACTGCCCCGTACCGGGGTTGTTCACCAGGGAATAGCCGTCGATGAAGCAGACCCGACTGGCCCCCATGAAGAACTCACTGGTGATCTTCTGGAAGGTGCCGGTGATGAGACTCACCACATAACCCGAGGTCCCGTCCACCACCATCAGCTGGCTGCCGTTGTCCGCCATGTCCACGGGGCCGGCGCTGGTGCTCAGCGTCCCGGATTCGTGGGGGACCCAGTCCGGGGTCACGCTGTAGAGCTTGTTGCCACTCACCACGGCCAGGCGGCCCGTGCTGAGGGTGAAGGCCCCCCGGATGGGGCCCGCCACGATGGTGGCGAGGCGCTTGAGGCCGGGAACCATCGGAAGATAGCCGATCTCCGCATTGGGCGAGTTTCGCGACTCGATGATCTCCGGGTACAGGTTCACGCACCGCTCGTTCGCGGCCTTGAGGGACCGGAGGCGGTAGGTGGGACCGATGAACCCGGGGAAGCGCACCGTCAGCTCCCGCTCAGAAATCGAGCCAGATTGGTGCTGGAGTGCCCGCCACTCAGGGGCACGCCGTCCACTTCCATCAGGGGCGTGGTCTGGTTGGCCCGCTTGACGGCGGCCTTGGATTCGATGGCGATGTTCACGACCGCGGCCGAGGGCTCCCTGCCGTATTCCGGGGCCAGTTCCAACGCGAGGTTGTATCGGTACATCCGGGCGTACCCCGGGGGCAGGACCAGCTGCTGGTTGAGCTGCGCCATGGTGTAGGTCGGCAGGCTGTCCCAGACCCAGAGGGCCATGGCGTAGTTCTGCGCCGGGCGGGGCCAGAGGAACACCTTCCCGAGCGGGTTCTCCGGCTCGTAGTAGAGCTGCAGGGGGATGGCCGAAACGCCCTTGACGGGGATGTCGGCCCACACATCGTCCCCAATCACCTCAACCGGGTATTCCCCGGAGCCGATGAGCATGTAGGCCTTGTCGATGGCCACCGGCCGGGGGAGATCGAAGTCCCCCCCGGGTCCGATGGTGTGGAATGCCTTACCTACCGTGCAGGTGACGTCCACGCGGCTCACGCCGGTGGGGTTGGTGAGGTGCTCCAGGTTCAGCGTCTCGATGAGGCCGTTGAGGGCCTGGAGCGCGTCCCGGGCGGCCACGGCATCCAGGGCTTCGCCCGGGTTCGCCACGCCGATGAGGCGGGCGGCGCCGGTGATGAGGTCCAGGAGCGTGGCCATGGGCTAGGCCTTCGCCGGGCGGCCGCGCTTGGTGGGCGCGGAGATCTCGCCGGTCATGGGCTGCCGGGCCTCGGCCAGGGCCGCCGCCAGGCGTTCCACCTCGGCCTGAAGCTCCGCGCACTTCGCGCAGGAGGCGGACTCCTTGGCCTGCTCGGGAGCGGGGGCCCCTTCCGGCGCGGGGGTGGCGCTCCAGCCTTCCTCGGTCTTGGCGGCCTCTTCGTCCTCGGTGTGGACGATGTGGTGCTGCTTGCCCTTGTAGAGCATCTTGGGGTATTCGGTGAATTCAGGCATGTCAGCCTCGAAAGGGGGCGGGGAGCCGGAGCCCCCCGCCGTGGTTGGACTACTCGGTGATGCGGACGGCGTGGTCCTTGTAGACCAGCTGGGGATCCGCATAGAGGACGTCGATGCGGGTGTTCTCCGCGTCGTTGGTGAAGTCGCCGCCGGTCATCACGCGGAGGCTGATGCCGTCCGCGTCGAAGGTGTACCCCTCGGTCCCGGCGATCACACCCAGGGGGGCGAAGGCGGTCACGATGGCGTCACGGTGGAAGGCCAGGTTCTGCCGGTAGGAGGTGGAGGCAGCGCCCACGATGGTGATGGCCGCGCCGTTGGCGGGCAGGGCGGAGACCGTGGCGCCCGGGGCCGTGGCGTTCAGCGCGGGGCTGATGGCCAGGGTCGTGGTGGCGCCGGCGGCGGTGACGTCCGCGGTGACCACGAAGTCCCGCAGCTTGGGCAGGATCGCGCCCGTGAGCGGGTGCACCGCGTAGACGCCAGCGATCTGGAAGCTGGTGCCCGCCTTGAAGGTGTCCGCCGCGAGCGTGCCCGCGATGAGCAGGTTGGAGCCCGTCTGGCCGGCGCCGGAGACCGTCAGCCCCGCCACCTTGTTGCCATTGGTGTGGATGGGTAGGCTCTGGTTCTCGAACCAGTTGAAGCCGTGGCCGGAGTTGATGTACCCCTGCATGAACATGTCCGAGATGGCCTTGTTCGGGTTCAGGAGCACCTTGGAGGCGTCCACCAGCTCGGTGTTGGCGTCGGAGCTGATGAGCAGCGTCCGGGGGTCGGCAGGGGCCAGGAACCGCTCCAGGTAGGACCGGGCCTGGCTGTAGGTCTTCATGGTGGTGGGCACGGTGCCGGCAGTGCCGACCACGCCCGCGATCTGCTTGTAGATCTTGGAGAGCTGGTCCGCCTGGACCACGGCGGCGAGGGTGCTGATGGCGGGGCGGATGAACCGCTCGTCGTACTCGTCGATGCTCAGCGCCTTCTCGATGCTCGTGAACCGGAGGGCCACGTGCTTCTGGGTGCTGAGGGTGGAGGTGACGTAGGTCTCCACCTGGTCCGGGGCGGCGCCGCCACCGGCGAAGACCGCGCCGTCGTAGACCTTGTTGGCGGGCGGGATCTTGATCTTGACCGTGCCGCCCTTGCGGTAGCCGTTGACCTTGGCGGTCATGTCGTCTTCGCGCTCGCGGCTGATGTTGGTGATGAAGTTCATCGCCTCCTGGAGGCGCTTCGCGGAGCGCCGGGCGACCATCTGGTGGGTGAGAATCGTGTTGCTCATTGCTGTTCTCCGGGGGGCCGGTTCGATCCGGCAAAGGAGGGGTTAGGGGAGGTTCAGCGCTTCACAGCACGCTCCTGGCGGAGCCACTCGGCGTCCGAGAGCTTGCTGGGGTCCCTGCTGACCGTCCCCGTCCCCTTGAGGGGCTGGAGCGGCGCAGGGGCGCTGGTGGTTCGCTTCTGGGGGGTGGCGCTGGGCGTCTTCGCCGAGATCTCGTCCTCGATGCGGGCCAGGGCGATCTCGGCCCCGCGAGGGGTGAGACCGGCGATCCGGCGGCACTCGGCCGGGTGGGAGGCGAGGTGGTGGAGCATTTCCCCGCCGTGCACCGAGGCCATGAGGAATTCCTGCATGGTGGGCGTGGTGGGGAGGTCTTCCTCGAGCAGGTCTTCCAGGTCGGGGTGAGCCTCGTGCGCGGCCTCCAGTCGCTTGGACCAGGTGGCCTGCACTTCGGTCTGCTTCTCCCGCGCCTTGGCGGCTTCAGCCTCGGTGGCCTTGGCCTTGTCGCGGGCCTGGATCTTCATCTCAGCCTTGTATTCCGCCAGGTCGGCGAAGAACTTCAGTTCCGCGGCCTTGAATTCGGCGTAGCTGCTGAACTTCGACTCGTCCGGGGGCTGAGGCTCGGTCAGAGCCGGGGCCTCCTGGGCGGGCGCGGCGGAGCTACCGGCGCGGAGGCGGGCGATCTCTTCTTCCTGGACGGCCAGCCGCGTGGTGAGCTTCTGGATCCGCTTCTGGAAGCCGCCCATCTTCTTCTTGGGCTCGCCGTTCTCGTCCAGTTCTTCGCCGGCCGGGGGCTCGCCATTGGGGTTCGCGGGCGGGGTCTTGGGTTCTCCGTCACCCTGGACGCCAAGGGCGCCAGTCAGGGAGTCAGGAGTGGGGTCGAGGGGTTCGGTGCTCATGGAGTCTCCATGGGTGAGCCCGGCGCGGAGGCCGCCGGTAGGCCTTGGGACATGTCACCGGGCATCCGGCCCGGCTCGGGGGTACCCGGCGCGATTCCGCCACCGGTGGCGGTGTCCATTCCCTGGGCCATGGGCATGCCGCCAGCCATCGGGGGCTCAGCAGGCGTGTCCTGGTCGTCCAGGGCGGAGGGTTGAAGGGCGGGCTGGGCCAGACGCGCAAGCGCCTGCTGGATCTGCTCCAGTTCGGCCTGCATGGCGAGGGCGGAGTCCTTCTGGTCGAGCGTGGCCCAGGTCTTCAGCAGGTCGGCCTGGGTCTGCATGGCCGCGATGCGCTCCTTGGAGGCGATCTCCAGGGCCTTGCTGTCCAGCTTCTCCTGGGCGTCTTCCAGGGCCTTGGTGAGCTGGTCGATGAGCTGGCTCTGCTGGTCCATGGCGCCCTTGAGCTGCTGCATCTGGGCCTGGACCTGGGGCGGGATCTGGCCGCCGCCCTTGTCCTCGTCCTGCGCCTGGGGCGGGAGGAATTTCTTGAGCCGGTCCGCGATCTCCTGGGCGCCGGGCCAGTCCATGTTCTTGACGATCAGGTCACCGGCTTTCTGGCTCAGGCTGGGGTCCGCCTGGGCCAGCTGCATCATCGAGGCCGCGGCCTCCTGGCGCTTGGTGGCGTAGCTGGGGCCTGCGGTGACCCGCACGTCGTACTTGCCGATGCTGAGGTCGTAGAGCAGTTCCTCGCCCGTGTTGGGGTCCTTGAACTTCTGGTTCAGCCAGACCGTCTTCTCGGTGCCGTCCTCGCCGATGATCCTCGCCACACGCGGGGCGTCGTAGACCTTCGGGATGAGGTCCACCAGGACCCGGCCCAGATGGCGGATCGTGCGGGTGAGGTTGTCCACCAGGTGGTAGTTCGCCGTCCCGGACTGGTTCTGTCGGGCCCGGATGGCGATGCCGGAGGTCTCGTTCGAGTGCTGCCCCAGGGCTGAGTCGAAGATCCCCACCAGGGCCTTCATGTCGTCCTGCACCAGCAGCCGGGCGTTGGTGATGGCCTGGGTGTTCGCCTCGGCGAAGTTCCGCTGCGGGGGCGGCACGGGCTGGCCGTTCAGGCTTGTGGGCTTGTAGGTGAGGAAGGCCTGGGTCTCGGAGTTGGACGCCTTCCACTCCTTCTCCCGGCCCTCCAGCTGGCCCTCGGCCACGATCCAGGGCGCCTTCGGGGTCAGGCCAATGGCCTCGGTCTCCGTGCTCACAAAGACGTTCAGCATCCGCTGCTGGTCCTTAGCGTGCCGGATGACCCCCTCGAGGATCACCTGGCCGTCCACCTCCAGCTCGTCGCCCAGGACGGGGAAGATGGGGATCCAGCGGCCCGGCCAGAGGGTGTCTTCCAGGATCTCGGTGCCGATGATCTTGCACCACCGCACAGCGGGAATCTCGGTGTCACGTTGCTTCAGGACCACCGGGGGCACGGCCTCGGGGTTGATCTCCAGCGCCCGCTTCAGCTGGTCTTCCAGCAGCACCGTGCCGTCCGCCAGCATGAGCAGCGTGGCCTTGGTGGTGGTCATGCAGAAGTACTCCGCCACGCGGACCTGTTTCCCCTCCATCCAAGAGGGCGCTACCTGCCGGGCGGTCTCCCAGGTGCTCTTGTCCTTGCACACCTCGGCGTCCGGGTGGCGGGCCTCGAACTCCTCCTCGCTGAAGTCGTCCACAATGAAGGCCCAGCGCATGTCGCTGCGGTCGGCTTCCTTGGCGTCGGGGTCGATGTAGACGCTGAACTGGTTCCGGATGCGCTTGATCTTGATGTCCAGGTCGAAGGACATGGGGTCGGCGTACTCGGTGATCACCCGGAAGTAGCCCAGGCCAGTGTTGGCCGCGCCATTGAATGCGGTGTCGTAGGCTGCGTCAGCCCCGGAGTCGTATTCGATGTGGCGGATGAGCCCCTGTAACACCTCGGCAGTCTTTGGGTCGCCCTGGTCGTCCACCGGGGAAACCTGGATGGCCGGCCGGTTCTGCCGCTGGTCGTTGGAGACCTGCCGCACGAACTGAGGCAGGCGGTTCACCGTGAGGCAGGGCCGCTTCTGCTTCAAGCGCTTGGCCTTCATGTCGGGGTCCCACTGGTCCCCAGCGCGCATCTTCAGATCGTCCAGGCCGCGCTCCCGGATCAGGGACTCGGCCTTCTCCGCCAGCTCGAACCGCTCACGGGCCTCCTCGAGGAATTCAGCGTCCCGCGCGGCCTTGGCTTGGGCATCGTCCTTCTCGTCCACAGCAGGGGGCTTCATCGGCCCACCTCATGCGGACAATCCGGCATAGGGCAGTGGTCTTGAGCGCGGCGGCCCAGGGGCCCGAGGGGCAGGTTCGCCCTCCACTCCTCGATGCGGATCAATCGCCCGTCATGGTTCGCCAGCTGGTCGGACTGCTTATCGAGCTTCTTGTCGATCTTGTCCAAGCGGCCCAGCACCATCGTTTTGATGAGACCCGCCATGCCGCCCAGCAACACCAGTGCAAAACCAAGAATTTCAGCGACCGTCATCGCCGCCCCCCCACGTAGCCGAGGGCAACACCTGCGGCGAACCCCTCGATGCGGCCGCGCCACCGGGAGGTGGTCACGGCCTCTTTCCACGACTTCGTGGCCGCGGCCTGGGCAGCGGTAGCCTTGCGCTCCGCCTCGTAGGCCTCTCGGAATTCCGCAGAGCGGCGCTGTTCATCGGTCAGGGCCAGGGTCAGCGCCTGGATCTGCCGGTCCTGCGCGTCGATCAGTTCCCGGTCAGCGGCCAGCAGCTGCTGGGTGCGAAGATCAACAGCAGGGTCCCCACCGGCTTGAGGGGGAACGGCTGAATCAGGAAGTGCGGGTAACGGGGTGCCCACGATCTTGCGAAGGCGGCGAACTTCGGCCCACGCCCGAGCAGAGTCCGCCGCGGCTGACGCCAGCGCCTGCGAATGGTCCGGGACGGATTCAGCTGCCTGGGCATGGGTCTGGGCCTCCCCCTGGTGGATTGCGGATTGGATCTCGGATCCGTGGCCTTGGGACCGCCTGCACGAATCCACGCCAGACAGCCCCGCCAGGATCGCCAGCAGGGCACACAGGCCATAGATGGCATAGCGCGGGGTCATGGGTTGGCTCCGTCCGTGCCCGACGCACCGGAGGCGGAAGGGGCCGCGACCCCGACCTTCTTGCCGCCCACGTAGCCCGTGGTCGCGGCGGTCAACAGGAGGCCCAGGGCCACGTTCCACTCAGCAGTGAATGGCCGCCAGATGCCGATGGTGAGCCAAATCGTGGCGCAGAGGATGACCCAGAGGTAGGCGAGCTTCTTGGTCTGAGGCCCGCCACGGCCAAGCAGGGATGAGAGCCAGCTACCCACGGCGCACCTCCGGGAGCAGCGATGCGGGCAGGGCCGCCGGCCACACGGCCAGCAGCGGGTAGGTCGGAAGGTCGCCCCGGCCTTCTTGGCGGCGGCGTGGGCCCAGGCCCAGGTGGATGCAGCCGCGCTCGAAGATCAGCTGGTCCACGCCGCTCATGAACATCGGGTGGATCCACAGCTTCCGGAACGCCGTCTCGCGCCCCAGGCCCACGGGATTGAAGTCCACAGCCCTGGCATACATGTGGTCGCTGGTGAGACTTCCGCCGCAGGCTTGGTTCAGGGCGGGGCACCGGTACCCGTAGGAGACCCGCAGCGGGACACCCAGGATGGCGCGGGCCTCTTCGAGCTTCTCCGCGAGGATCTGAAGACGGTTGTCCCACCCCTTCGGCGGCTCGTTCTGGATGCCGGGGTGGTTGCCGCTGGAGATCAACTCCTCTCGGGTGAAGTGCTCCGTGAGGTCCATACCCCACGCTCACGCATACGCGAGGCTGGGGCCACGATTGGCCCACGGATAAAACGGATTACACGGAAAAGACGGAATTATTTATCCCGTCGCGGGCAGATTCTCAGGCCCCGCACCCAGCTCATGCACCGCCGAAGCCAGCCAGCGACGATGCCCGCCCAATGTCCGGCGCATAGGGATGACGCCCTCGAACTTCCGCGCGAACCAGTCCGGGTCATAGCCCAGGATCCTGGCCGCCTTGCCCGTGCTGATCCAGCCCTGGTCCACCCTCACCCCATCCATGCGTTCTCCCCCCCGCCCGCGGGGGCATCTTCGTCGTCCTCGACTGGCTTCGGCACCACCACCTCCACCGAGGCGGCCATGATCACCGCGTCGCCCTTGTCAGGGCTGCGTCCAATGCGCTTCTTGATGTCATCCTTGCTCTCCACCTGGATCCCCCTGGGCGTAGGCTTCCACCGGGGGGCGCAGAGGTCCGCCTTCAACTCCGGATCCGGCGGCAGGGCCAGGAACTGCCCCGAGGTGGGGTCCAGGGCCTCGCGGAGCTTCCAGTGGTCCTCGGCGCGCTTGTTCACGAACTTCAGCTGGCCAGACTTGTCCATGCCGTAGCTGGCGGCGGCGCCGTTGTAAGCCACGCGCTGCACCATGGCATTGTCCTCCAGGGCGTCAAAGGCAGACGCCCCGACGCCCACCACATCGACCACCGCCTGCGCTCGGTCCTTGACCAGCAGCAGCACCTGGACCGCCGTGGTCTGACCGTCCGGCGTGTCCTTGCCGGGGAAGACCTTCACCGCGTCATACCAGTGCCCGAATCGCGGCGCCAGGCAGGTCTTGTCCGCGCCACCCCGGGCGACGTCCACTCCCAGCGAGGTCATGGGCACCGCAGGCTTCGCGGTGGCCTTCCAGCGGGCCTGCGCCGCCTCGACCCAGGCGCTGGGGATCACCTGGTAGGCGTTGTCCTCCCGTCCGGCCTTGAAGTCTCCGTAGAGCATTTTGGACCGCAGGGGCTCTGGCAGGGCCTGGAGCCGGGCGACGTAGCCCGAGGCCATCAGCGCCGGGTTGTCCTGGACCTTGGCAGGGATGAACGTGCGGCTGAGCGGCTTGACCCACTCGCCGTGGACCAGCACGGGCTCACCACTGGGGCACTCCACGTCCTTGCCGTCGATGGTGGTGAACCAGCGGAGCTCGCCGGGCAGGGCTGGGTTCGGGTGGTTCTCGTCCAGCCAGGGGGCCCAGAAGTTCAGCACCCATTCGCCGTCGCTGTCCGTAGGCGGGTTGCCCGTGGCGATGGTACGGCAGCGCTGGCCTTCTTTGGTGGTGCGGTTCCAGCCCGTGACGAAACGGAACTGCGCCTCGCTGAACTCGGTGATTTCATCGAAGCCGTAGAGGTCGTAGGGCACGCCCTGGTGGTCGGTCACATCGGCGTCGTACTGCATAGACCCGAACCGGATCATGCAGCCCGGCAGGTTCCAGCGGCTCTTGCTTTCGTTGTAATCGGACAGCGTGCCGTCACCCGCCTGGGTGTAAATCTCCTTGGAGCGGTCCACGATGCCCTGCAGTGAGGGCGACACGCGGCGGAAGATGATGGCCCGGCTGTGCTGGTAGCGGGCCACACCCAGCAGCAGGTCCGTCTTGCCGCCGCCAGCCGATCCGCCATAGAACAAGATGTCGGCCTCGCTCTGGAGCGCCAGCGCCTGGGGGCCAGGGTAGGGCTTCCACCGCTTGGCGCGCAGCGCGAGCTCCAGGGCCGCCAGGGCAGCCAGCTCCAGGTCTTCCCGCATCAAGATCACTTGCTGGCCTCCACGACCCTTGCCACCAACGCCTTGAGCTGCTCGTCCGTCATTCCCTTGATGTGCTGGACCTGCAGCGGCCCGCCATCCTCACCCGTCACCTGCATGGGCAGAACCTTCGCCAGCAGGGCCATGAACGGCGCGTTGTTCTTCTTTCGTGCCTGGCGCAGGAGGAAGTCCTCCCCTCCGGCGCGCTCGGTGGCGCCCAGGATCATGTCCTTCAGAGCCTTGGTGGTCTTGTTGGGGGTGCCCTTCTTGCGGCCCTTGCCCGCGTTGGGTGGCTTGGGCTTTGCCTGTCCAGTATTTGACACTACTTTGCTGGGCTTGGTCATCACGCCACCGCCTTCTGCCGGAACTGCCACAGCGCGGACTCCACCGAGCAGGCCCAGAAGGCGATGGCCCCCTTGGCGACGAGGGTGGCCAGCATCTGCTCCTGGGCTGCCGTGGGCTTGTTGCCTGGCGCCTTGACCTCGATGTAGATGGCCCTGCCCGAGGGCGGCACCACGCCCACCAGGTCGGGGAAGCCGGCTGGGGTGGACGAGTAGCCCCCCTGGCCCCTTGCTTGGCCCTGGCGCATCCCTGCGGCCCCGGAATCCACATGGACGAGGGCGATGCCGTATTGGAGGCGGAAGGCCTGCTGGATGGCCTTCTGGACCCCCTTCTCGGGAGTGGCCCGGGGCCGCTTCTTGATGGGGGCACAGAAGCCGCCGAGTGGGGGGCCGTAGCTCATGAAAACCTCGAATCTATGGATGTCCGGGCTAGAACCCGCACCATTGCTGGAAACAGACATGACCAAAACCTCATGTCCGGAAGTGTGTCCAGGCAAAAGCCCTTACAATAAAAGGCAACGGACACCCGGTCATCTTTGAGAGGGGGGTGGGGGGTGGTGTTTTTAATAGGTGAATGACCGAGGGGGTATGCCCTACATATATGTATGCGCGCGCGCGAGATGTCCGCGGTGTCCGGGTGTCCGTTTGCTTTCGGCATAAGGCGATTTGCTCGGACATCGTCCCAGACACGGACATTAGGAAACATCGGCATGGGCCAGCCTCCGGAACCGCACCAGGGTGTTCGCGGCCGTCGAGTGGAACGGTGGCAAGTCCACGGAATACCCACAGATAGACAGCGATCCGCCATGCTCGCGGGCCGAGGATCGAAAAGATTCTAGGTAGCGGCGGAGCTTCTTCTTGGAACTCTCGTCATCGAGACGGACGGACCAGATGTCATGGGCCTTGGCGCTGAACTCGTCAGCGCCGTTCAGCTCGTACTGGGCGTAGTCGGACAGGGCCTGGAACCAGGGCGCCCCCCGGAGGATGGCGGCCTCCTTGTTTGCTTCGCCGGGGCTCATGATGGCCGCGGCGTCCAGGTCCAGCACCTTGCAGACATGGAGCATGGCCGCGTCGAAGACCGCCGAGCGGGTGAACTTCACGTCGCCCACAGGCAGCTTGCGGAACGCGGAGTAGAGGTAGACCGCCACCCGGTGGAGCCGCAGCGCCCCGCCCTCGGCCATCCATGCGTGGAACCGCTCGAAGGCGTTGTTTCGCTGGAATTTCGAGGCCAGGGGGTTCGGCTGCAGCTCCACCAGGACGATGCGCTCCTTGGTGGCCTCGTCCTCCGGGTTGATCTTGATCTCGTTGGTGCTGAAGACCACCGGCCGGGGGTAGAGGGTCATGTCCATGCCGTAGGCTTTGCGCCGCTGGAGCGCCTCACCCCCCAGGAAGGCCTTGAGGTCCTCTGAGGCTGAGCGGTCCAGGTACTGGTCCAGTTCGTCCTTGAACACGATGGGCAGGTGCAGGGCCGACTCGGTAAGCCACCCGGTTTCTTTCTCGCCGCCGAACCGCTGGGAACCGTAGGTCCGGGTCTCCCCGCTCACGGCAGCCGCAGTGATCTTCGCGGCGGTGCCCTTGCCGGTGGCTGGCCCCCCATAGAACCAGGTCCCGGGGTTGAAGCCGGCCGGGGTGCCCGTCTGGCCCAACTCCTGGGCACGCAGTCCGCAGAGCGCGGTGGCGAAGGCCACAGCCATCACGCGAACGCCGGTCTCAGAGGGTGGGGCGCCGGGGATGATCACATAGTGGTAGGCGTTCCCGATGGCCTCCTGGACCTC